TGGTGATCCAAAGATACCAAGCGGATCAGATACTCCAAAGGAATATCTTTCTCTAGCTTTGTATCTAACATTACCAGTTTCAAAGTCACCATCCATTGAGGTGGTCATTGGTGCTCTGACAAAATGCTTCATGCCATCTGGAACATCAGTAGTAATAAAGAAAGCATTAGTATCAGTTAAATAATGATTAACTGAATAACCTTCTGGAATCACTCCATTAGTTTTAATAGCATTGATGTCATTGTCAGCAGTACCGACTCTATAGTCACTTTGTAAAAGTCTAGTAGCTACGAACTGAAGATCAGAAGGTACTATTAGCTTTTTAGGTCTAGCTGCAATTTTAAGACCTCTTTCATCAGTCCATTTGCCGATTTGAATGATCGCATCTTCTAAAGATGTTTCATTTAAGTCAGCTCCTGACGAAGGTCTATTGCTGTTAGTTCCACCGCTTACAAGTGGGTGAGCTGTGCTGAATAATGCAACACCATCACCTGAAGAGAAAGTAGTTGAGAATCCATTATTTAATGGAAACGCTGCTTTAACTTGTTTTGTATAAGCCATTGCACGAGCTAGTGCTTTAGTATATCTAGCTGATAAAGATACATAGAGGTTATCCTCCATTGCTTCTTCAGTCACTGAATATCCCATAGCGATAGTTTCGTGTGTGTAACGAGCCACAAAAGATTCTTGAGCAACATCATAACTGATAGTTGATCCTTCATCTTTTACTGGTGCTGCACCGAAGCCAGATAGTTTCAGTTCTTCCTCAAATGATCTTTCGGAATTTTCTGTAACATAAATTTCTTCATGCTCGTTTTCGTAGTTACCATACTCCTCACCAAACAAGGCGTTAAGTCCAGGTAATAGTTGCTTGAGCTCATTAGCTCTTGATATAGCTGCCATTTATATACCCCTTAGCCTATGCCAGTTGTGTTGAGCAGTTGATGCCCTACGTTAAACATTACTAATACATCAGTATATGTGTCACCTACTGCACTATCAGGACCATCAACAAAGTCGATAATCTTTAATGGTAGTGTAGCGGTAGTAGCTGCTGTATTCCCATCGACTGCGTTTTTGCTATTTCCAATAGTTGTACTTCCTGCAGTTTGCACGATAGCACAATTCTTGCCCAAGTCATCTTGACCAAGAGTTTCATCGCCTTGCATTTGCATGACAATAAAAGGATCAGTAGCAACATACGCAACAATATCATCCGCAGCAGTTGATGCTGGGTAATATTGATTTGGTGTGAATTGACCTGTGGTAGGATCAGTGTAAGCACAACCAAGGAAAACACCAATAGGTGTTAAAGATGTAGTACCAGTATCTTTTTGGATAGTGGTATTTGGATTATCATCGCCAAACTTTACAATATCGCCATAGAATATAGAAGTTCCATATGCATTTTTAATTTTGTAATGAGTAACTTTTCCTTGATAAGGACTTCCAACAATAGTACCAATCGGTCTGCTCCCATAGGGAGCTGCTGTTGTAGACATAATTGTCTCCTTATTAAAATTAAATTAAAAAAAGATTCTAGGAATCTTTCCCAAAAGTTGTTCTCGATTTGCGTTCAAACACTTGTTTGGTCGCCATTCGATTATCTTGGTCTTTAAAATAAGTATTATCAACAGATTCCACTTGAGATGAAGCTAAGTCAGCAAAGTGTTTATCCCTTGCTTCTGCTCTCTCTTTAGGCATCTTACATAATAATTGTCCACCTATTTCAATATGACCTTTTTTTGCCCATTCTGAGTTATGATCCATCATATGTATTTGAAGCTCTGGATGATCTTCAAGTCGGACTGGTTGCCACCCTTCCCTCATTCTTCTAGAAACATTTGGATTGTCAGTTTGCCCTAAAAGAGCAGTCCTTACCCATCTAAATACCCATCCGTCTTGCGGATCAGGTTCTGGAAGATTACCTACACTATCCCAACTCATTGGTCTTGAATCGATTTCTCGACTTTCTACACTCCTTGGAGTACGCACTTGTTCGTTATCATTAGTTTCAGGAGAGTCAGTTTTAACTTCTTCTGATTGATTTTTAGTTTCTTCTGACATATTAAATCTCCTTTAATAATTGATTTGCGTATTGCTCAGGACTAATTCCAAGTTGTCGTGCTAAACGAACTTGGGTCTGAGTCAAACGTATTTGCGAGGGTTTTTTATTTCCGCTATCCCTAGTGGCGGATGCAACAACTGTTGAAGGTTGTCGTTTTGGTGTTTCTGTTTCATGGACTACTTCTGCAGTCTTTTCTACTTGAACACCAAAGAAACTTGGATATTCATTACGCATATGTTTATCTACTTCTGCATAATATTTTTGTGCATCTTGTTCAGGAAGTATTCCCTGATTACGAAGTCTTTGATCAATGGTTAAAGCATATGAACTCATTTCTTGATGTTCAGGTACTGTGCTCATAAACCAAGGATTTTTGCTTGACCATGCTTTCATATCAGGGTCTAGCTCTTGTGTTTGTTGTACTGGTTGTTCTGCAGGTAATTTTTTTGTTATTTCTGCTTGAACATTCTGTGCCATATTCATTGACTGTTGTTCTGCAAGAGTAGCTTTAGCTATCATCTCTTGTGCTTTAGTCATAGCATCAGCATCGCCTTCTTCATAGGCTTTCTTAAATTCTACTTGAGCATTTTGTTTTGCCCATAAAGCATTGTTATGTGCTTGTTTATTTAAGACTTCTCCGCCTTGATCAACCATAGCTTGTAATCTTTGGTTTTCAGACATCATTGTTTGTAGTCTTTGAACAGCTTCTTTTGATTCTCTTGTTGCTGCTTCTTTAGCTCTGCGTTCTTCGTGATATTCGTATTTAATTTTAGCTATACGATCTGCAGCTCTTTTGCTGTAATCAGCTATTTCTTTATCTACAACATCATCATCAACTTCAACTGGTGTATCTTCTGCTCTAGGTTTTTTACCTTGATCTTCTACAGGAGTATCATCAACAATAGTAACTTCTAAATCATCTGGTATTGTGCGATCTATTTCAGTTTGTTTGCCAAAAAATTGATCTTCTTTTGTTTGAACTATCGGTTCATCAAAGTTAGGTTCTTCATTAATTATTTCTGTTTTACTCATGCTCTTACTACTCCTGTTGGATCATCGACCACTGCTTCTACAGTGTCATCATTAATTAAACGAAATTCTTGTCCATACATTTTCATGCGAGTTCCTGAGTAAGCTCTAAAAACAACCCAATCACCTTCTTTACACCAAGGTCCACTTGGAAACCTTTTGCTGTCGTTGTAACATTCAGTACCTAGTTTTAAAACATATCCACAAATATTACTTACTTCTTCATCTCTAAGAGTTGTAGTTGCTTTAATAATACCGCCATCAGTTTTTTCATCTACTCTAGGCATAGCTATAAGAATCTTCCACCCTTTTGGTTCAGGTAGTTGACTTTTTATTTCTTCTTCTACGATAGGAGTTTCAACGCTTTCTGGTTCTGGAATGTTGACTTGTTCTTTTTTACTCATATTTATGCACGACTTTAGGAGTCGAGTTCCTATTGTTTGAGAACCCTTTCGATATAATCTAGTAGTTCTCGTTCTGCAAGGGCAATACCCTCGATAATACCAACCATTTTTTGATAGTCAGGAAAGTCTTTACAAGCTCCTGTAGCAATATGATCAGCGTGTTCATTCATCATATCACGATACTTTAACTTCAGATGTTCTGATAGTGATAGCTCCGTGATTTCATTTGACATACTAATCGCTATCTTTAATCATATCCTTAGCTATGTCAACACCTGTTTTAAAATCTTCTATTGATTGTTTTTCTTTTTCAGATTCTTTTGATAGCAAATCACTAGCAACTTGCTGTCCTATTTTAGCTCCAGCTATTTGACCTTCTTGTTGCAATCTAGCTTCTTGTAATTCTTTATTAGCTTTTGCTTTTGTAGCATCTAACATTATTCTTGCTTGATCTGTTTCAATTTTAGCTTGTGCTACTTGTTCTTTAATTGCTACTTCTCTTTCTTTTGCTTGAATGAGTGGGTCTTTTTGTTGTTCTTGAACTCGTTGTTGCTCTGCTTCTGCTTGTGATGTACCTAATACTCGTTTAGCTGCTTCTGCTACAAGGCTAGAGATACGCTTTTCAACATCTGCTGGTATTGGCTCACCTTCTGGTGGAAGCTCAACACCCATTTCTCTTTCAACTTCTTTTCTATATTGCATTGATAAATGCTCATTGATGTAAGCTGAACCTGCAGCAAGTATAGAAGGAGCACTTGGACTTTGACCTACAAGCTGTTGTATTTCAGGGTCTTGCTGTGCTGATGTAACTACAGCAATATGTGCTTCATGATCTTGATCTATAAATGCTTTGACTGGTTTACCAGTAATAATATTTTGTACTGCAGTGACTGGATCAACTGGTTTAACATCATCTACATCTGGAATAATATCTTCTACATCTTCAATGCCTAATACATTAAGCATTTGTCTATGTAATTCAGGTAAGTTATACATATCAGGAGATGACTGAGCTAACTGCATAGCAGCCTGATATTGCATAATTCTTTGAGCCATTGTTGCTGCATTAGGATCAGATACTGGTAATACATCTACTCTGTTATCAAAATCTTCTGCTTTAATATCTTCACCTTCATCTGTTTCATATGGATAAGATGGGTCTGTAAAGTCTTTTACAATGCCAACTAATATATCAAACTCTTTACGCATTGAAGCATGAAGTCTAGATTGCACAGCACTCATAACTTTTTGATTTCTTTCTAGCAATGCTAGTGTAGTTCCAACAGGTGCTTGGTTATTCATATCAGATATCTTCATGTCTGACATACTGGCAAACCTTCTGCCTTCTTCTACAATGTTCTGTAATAAGTTATACAAAGTTCCTGATGGTTCTTTGTATGGTAAGAATGTAATGTTGTCTCTAATAGCACCACCTGGAACATCAACATCTCTAAATTCTCCAGGCATGATAGGAGTATCGTCTCCCTTTATCCTGAGTCC